GAACGACACGGCCAAGGCCTTCGGGATCCGCCAGGTCACGTTCTCGGACGGCGTCAGTGCCCGTGAAGACGACACCCTGGCGCAGTGGATCGTCCAGTTCACCCTGAGTGAAAAGCTGTCGAACCCGGAGAAGGTCGAAAACCGTCGCGCCGGCAACGCCGTGTCGGCTCAATCAGCGCCGGGTGATGGTGTGGCAGGATCTGGCGGATCCGGCACGTCGCCTGAAGAGCTGACCGGCTTTGAAGCGGTCCTGAAGAAGGTCGACAACTACCTGGGCGGCACGCCATGAGCATGAAGCTGCATAAGGTGCTGTCGATCGGCGGCGTGGTCGTGCCCCTGGTCACCGACGATGTTCGGCTGGACCTCAAAAGTCCAGGCCGTGCCACGTTCACGATCAAGGCCGGTGCCACCGTCAAAGGGCTGGTGACGCTTGATATCGGCTACAACGAATCGGCCCTGCAGCGTCACTTCATTGGCTATGTGGAGCGCTGCACGGCCACCAACGGCGTCGAGCAGGTCGTGCTGTGCCGTGAAGTAGCTGCGGTGCTGGCTCAGCCCTTGCCGATGAACCTGCGCCATGTGGATCTGCGCGCCGTCCTGGCCGACATCAGCACCAGGACAGGCCTGCGCTTCCGTGTTCCGGATCAGGCCTACACCCGTGTCCGGACGCCGTTTTTCTACAACCTGGCGGCCGGCTACCAGGCGATGGACAGCATGGCGCGGGTGTTCGGCATCAACGACTTCGTCTGGCAGCAGCAGGGGGACGGCGAAGTGTTCGTCGGTGCCTGGGCCGACAGCTTCTTTGGCGCTCGATCGCCGCTGCAACTGCCGGTCAACCTGTTTGACGGCTACCAGGGTAACCAGAGCGCGATGATCGCGGCCTTGCCAGGCCTGCGACCCGGCGCATCGATCAACCAGGGCGAGCGGATCACGAACGTGACGCTGTCCGGAACACAGATGGCCATCAAATGGACGACGCAATAAAACGCAGTGTAGAGCGCCAGTTTCCCGAGATTTCCGGCGGTTACCACCTGCCGCGCTTCGCCAAGGTCATGGCCGTGGCGGATGCGCCGGCCAGTGCCGGCGTGTGCGACGACTTCCGGCCGCGCTTCTCGGTCGACCTGCAGGTGATGGGGCCAGACGGCGAGATCGATCCGGCCTTGCCGGTGCTGGCCGGCGTGCCGCTACCCATGCCGGTGGGTGGTGATGAAATGGGGTTCTTTGCCTTTCCGGAGGAAGGCACCCAGGTCGTCGTATGTTTCGCCTATGGCCTGCCGAACAAGCCCTACATCCAGACCATCCTGCCGCACGGCCTGACGCTGCCGAAGGTGCCCAAGGGCGACCAGGTGTGGCAGCACAGCGATGCGGTGCAACAGCGTGTCGACGCGGACGGAAACTGGTTGCGCAAGACCGACGGTAAGATCCAGGACCAGGCGATCGAGCGCGAGGTTGACGCTATGACCAACGCCGAGCGCTTCCAGAGCCACACCAGGACAGTGGACGACCATTCGACCGAATCAGTGGGCGGCGTGAAGAAGATCGAGGCGCTCGGCGCGCTCAAGCTGCTGTCGGGCGGATCTGCGAGCCTGGCGGCCGTGGATGACCTGCACCAGGCCACTGGCCGAGATCTGAACCTTGTCGTCGGCCAGAAGCATAACGCCACCGTGGGTGGCGATATGCAGGAGCGTATTGAAGGACTGCGTCATAGCATCGCGAAAGAAAGCCAGCGCTTGCATGCCCCGAAAAACTGGGTCGGGTCTGAAAGTGTCAACATCTTCCAGATTCTGTGCGATACGCTGGACCTGCTTCAGCAGATGAATGCTCAAATCGCGAGCCATGTCCACGGATCATCTCCCGTTCCAGGCAACGCTGCAGCATTCGCGACTGGCGCTGCAAATGCTGGAGTGCTCCATGGACGCCTCAAGGCCGTTACTTTGTAGAAGGCTTCCCAATACGTTGTGGCGCGTTATATCCCTCAGGCCTAGCCTTGGTATGCAGTCACTTATCGGAGCATAGTGTGAGAGGTTAGCAACAGTCTCTCTCAAAGAGCAGGCCGTCGGAGGGGGGCTACTCACGCCGCTGGTTTCTCATCGATCATGAGCGCGTCAATAAGCTCTAGAACCCTTGTGAGGTTTGAAAGATACATGGTCGGGTTAATAACCAGCACTCCATCATCGGACACGCATTCGCCGAGTTCGCCATTCCTAAGTTCGGTTTTTTCGCCTTCGCTCAGTGAGGTGTCCGAGTGCGAAGACTTGTTTCTGACGATTGTAAGTGCACGGAAGTATGCTCGCCATCTCTTGTTTTGCAAGTCGTCTAGGTTTGTAGCGCTTAGCGCGGCGTTCAAATAATCTGCAGCCTCAAAATGAGATTTAGTGTTGTACTTTTGCAGTTTTTTAAGTGCCTTGTAAGCGTCTCCGGAATTGCCAACGCTGGGAGCTATCTGGTCGTAGAGTTTATCCCGTTTAGTCTTATTGTGGGCGGTGATTTCAATGTCTTTAAGTCTGCATATCTCTTTTAACGCTAATTCAAGCGCTTGGATTAGCGAAGTATAAAAACTTCTGTGAACTGATTGAATGGAGGATTTGAACTCTTCGGCTGGCAGAGAAGAAGCCACAAATCGGCCTGCACGATCTAACAAGTTTGCGGGTGCTGTCAGTAAAGTGGCCGTGTTCGCTATAATTGTTCCAATATACCGTCTAGGAATCGAGGCGGGCGGACTTGTCTCCGGAATCATGGTGATAAGTTTACTTATCGTTTCGTCAATTACCTCTAAGTTTCTGCGGTCGTCGGCTGATAAGCTGTCGACCATTAGCACGTTATCTGTAAGTGGTAAAATAATTGGTTCAACTTGATCTATCAATGCATCTAGTCTTGTTGAGAGTTCGGATAGACTGGATGAGGCACCGGATGGTAATCGATATTGCGTTTCAGAGCCAGGTGGGCCTGGGACCCAAGAGTTATGAAGTAGGGCGGTCTTGATATCGAGGGTTTCCTTTATTTTCTCCCCTATTGTCTCCGCCAAGGACGGGTAGCATTTTCCGAAAAGATGACATTTGAAATCTTGAGTGGAGAACTTGCTATTTAAGACATCCTGCAGGAATATCATCCTTAACATTCCCGGGAAAAAGTGTGCGGCTATTGCGACATCCAGTATTCGCTCCAGATCTAATATTCGTCCTATCGCGATGTACTTTTCTCTGTTGTCCATATTTATCACTTTAGTTATAAGTGTTTCTGGGAGCTCCCGACAGATTGTGGATCTGCCATTAAACATACCTAATGTGACGTCAGGTACGCTCGGAGCCTAATTTTCTCACGCGCCGTGTTTGTCCTGTTGGTACATCCTAGCTCATAACTCGTCGAGCAGTGGGAATTTACCTTAATCTCAATAAGGCTGATTGCTTTTAGAAACTCTGATAAAGGTGCTGGTGGATATACTTTCTTATGAGAAATTATAAGTGTATCCAGCTTTATTAACGGCGACGCTATTGATACACGGCTCATCTCACTATGCCACTAGCTTGCACAGTTGCCTAGTGGTTGAGCACCCTAGAGTATTTGAAGTCGGAGAGGTTCGGGCCGCCCAGGTGCGATCAATGGCGGGAATGCCTTAGGACCCTCGAATATCCAGTAATGTATCGATTTTAAGACTTGACCGACGCTTCTGAGTGTTCGCGCTCAAAACGAGTGGCAATGCGATCGAGGAAGCTAAATATAGGGAAGACAATTGTAGGTGTCGCCACATCAAATCCGTCACGTTTTTCGAGTATGAAGCTCGGGTCTTTTCCATGGGATTGTGAGTTCAAAAGAACAGCTATCCAACTCATCACTTCCCTTTTCTGCGCAAGATCCCCCGAAGCCAATTTTGCAAATTGGTCATTCAATGAAAAAAAAGAGAACGCTCCAAATTTTGAGGCGGCGCCCACTGCGACCCCAAGATTCATAAGCTCATTGGTCACTGCAAGCCATATGACCATTCGTGGTGTGTATTGCCTCTTACCATTGGCGACTTGCTGCGCTGCTTCTGACGCAGGGTAATGCCGTTTGACAAGCATCTGTAGCCGACCTGGATCGATTGGTATATGTCGATGCAGGTCTGCAGCAAAAAATCGAAACGTATCTAAGTTTCCAAAAAAATTGCTCATAACACACTCCTTAAAGATGAGGGGGTATCGTATTGCATATGATATATCAAATGCAATACGCTTGTTGATTCCGTTCGCGTCAGGGGGATCCGAAAAATCTGCCGCAAAAAAAATCTGCTCGGAAAAGCACTTATCCCCCTCCCGCCGACGGGCTTTGTGTCCCTTTTTTGTGCAAACCAGCGTTGGGGGGCAATCAGTGCTCCAGCCCAGGCTGGCTGTGGGCTTCCGTAGGCGTTCTTCAATTTCA